TTACGGTGTCGGATCATAACCAGCAAGCAGCTGGATCCTCGCAGCCGAGCCTGACGAGTTGGTAACAAACAGAGCCGTCACTGGCCCTGCAATGGGACTTGCCTGACCGCCACCACCACCAGTAATCCACGCCAATGGCTTGTTGGCCTTGATCGTGAACGTCTCTTGGGGGCTGCCTGACGAGTTGGTCTTAATGGTCACGTCCTGGTCGCTAGTGATGGTGAACGTCTTGAGTCCGCTGCTTGGGACCGAAGCCGTTACCTGCTTATTGGTTTCGCCCGTGGCAACCGATTCATCGACCGTTACCGTCGCCCCCACAGACTCAGAGGCTGTAACGACGATCGACGTGACGCCGTCGCTGATTCGGTAATTGATACTTGAAGTGACTGCCATGGCTTATTCGCTTACGTGGTGGGTGTCCGTCCGGTCATAACTTGAATGCGTGCCGTGCTCCCGCTGGCATTGGTCACGAAGATACTGGTGAGATCAGCCAGCAACGGAAATCCAAGTCCCATGTTGTTGGCCCAGACCAGCGGTTTGTTTCTCTTGAGAGTCCAGGTTTCGTTTGGACTTCCTGACGAATTTGTTTTGACTGTGACGTCTTGGTCTGAGTTGATCGCGAAGATACGTAGTCCGCTCGTCTCAACGCGGCACACCAGTTCCTTGTCGGTCTGCCCGGTCGCCACCGTCTCGTCGAGATCCATCAGACTGCCCAGCGTTTCAGTGAACGCCGCAGAGATCCGGGTCACGCCGTCCATCTGGGCTTCGATCGATACCGATTGCGTCATCGACATAGGACCACCTAACTGATATTGATCGCCGTATTGAACGAGTGCGTCGGGAAGCTTGACGACTTGACTGAGTAAAACATGGGGGAGACCGTTGCCGGGCTTCCTGTCGCACCAGGAACTGTTCTCAACCCGCCGAACAACGTGACTCGTATGTGGGTGGTTGCAGTCGGGCTGTCAAACACATCGGTTGAAACCATTCGCTGCAGATAGAGATCGAGCGTATTGAACGCGTCGCCGCCATTGCTCGACGCTACGATCTCGTTCAAGTTTGCCGAGTTCAGCTGTACTTGCGGGTGGAAGTTGTTGACGCCCAGATAGGTTAGGAACTTGTCGCCGTCCGCTGAAATCTGCTCCAGCTGCACGTTGCTCGTCATCGTCCATCCCGTGACGCCAGTGAGCAGCGTCCCGTTGAGCCGCACAGGGCCCATGCCGTAGATCCGCTGGCAGCCTGAGACTGTGGGCAGCGTCTGACTGCCGAGCCACACCATCGGGTCAGCAATCGTCCGCTTAGCGGTCGGCATGCTGCAATCGATCTCAGCAATCGAGCCTTGGGTAACCCGAATCTGATTCCAGTAAAGCATCGCACTGGTAGCCAAGCGGGCGACAATGTGCTTGGCGACGCCGTTCTCTTCGCGGATGTCCATCGGCCGGCCGGCTCGATACCAGAGATCGACCGTGTCACCCGAGAGATCACGCAACAGGCTCTGGACCGTCAGCACATCCAGGATCGACTTCAGCTGCCGGCTGGTGAAGGTCAGCACCGGAGCGATCGACCCGACACCGACAAAGCACGGCACCGCTTCGCCGGCTGCCGATTCGGTGACCACGTTGTAACCACGATCCGGGTTGACAGCGGTCAAGTGCACAATCTCAGGATTTGGCAACCGGATCGCGTGCGGATAGTGGATGTTATCTAGAGCCATGTTAGGCCGCTATCTGTTGGGAAATTCTTTGGGACCTGATGTATCGGATGTAGTCTCTGGCAAATATCTTGGTGAGTGCTCTGGCTTCCTCTCTTGTGATCCTGGACAACTCCGCTTTCATGTTGGGGTAATTACCACGTCGCCGCATGACGATATAACGCGGCACCCGCATTCGTATCTTGAATCCGCTTGTGGTGACCTTGATCGCCTTGGATGCCCTTGCTTTGCCTTCTGTTGATCCGCCAAACGCAATATCGACCGTACCGCCCTTGACCACCGTTGGAAGTTCGCCCTTATACGGGATGCCGCGGGCGAAGTCTTCCTTGATCCGGGAGTACTTTCGTTTTCTTTGCTGATGCTTGTATCTCCGCTTCGCCCCACGTTCAAAGTGCTTCGGCAGGATGAACCGATGCCAAAACATCGCAACGCGAAACATGGCGTACTTGATCGCTTCGTCTCGGGATCTCCTGCTCAGTCCCTGCTGAAATGCCAGCAGGCTCACCCCTTCGTAATTGACGTGGAAAAAAATCGGCACTATTCGCTCGTCTGTGCTTCATATCCTGACTGCACGTCGTACTCCGCAAACCAAAACGTGTAATCAGTTCCATGCTCCGTTCGTCTTGTCGCTGTCGGGTCCGTGGTCTGAATGAACTGCTTGATTGCCAGGGCCGTGTTCGTTTGTCCGTACTTCCAAATGTCTGTTAGCAGTTTTCCGATGAAGTTTGAAAACTCAATCGTGCTCTCTCTGAAGTTCTCGCCGCGGTATTTGTCTTGAATGTGGATCCTTGGGGTCGACATCGGATCAAAGCAGTTGTCAAAGTTGCGAACCAGCCGAAATCCTTCTGCCTTGATCAGTACAAACGGTCGTTGAATGGGCGTTGGCCTAATGACGTTGGATTCAAACTCAGGCCGCAGCGAATGAAAAAAAACTTGCTCCGTTGGATCGAGTCCGTCCAAGCTGCACTGGTTGACAAACGTGTCGGACGCAAGGACGGCCGCTTCTAGCAATTCCATTGCTTCGGAAATCGGTCCCTCGAAGGCCATCAACGAAACCCTTGTGCATCACGTCGCTTCCGTTCAAATGTCAACCGCCAGCTGTCAATCGATTCCAGCGAATGCTCGCCTTGGTACGTGTACGGGTTCTGATCTTCGTCGTACTGCGGCAACCGAATCAGCTGATCCCCGATGCATGGCCTTAGGATTCCTTTGATAGAATTCTTCAGCGTCTTTACCTTGATCTGCCTGACTCGGTCTTCCGTGTCTTCCCCTTCAAACTCAAGTGACTCTTCCTCGACGATGTGGACGTTGATGGTCCTGATGACCAGATCACCCACGCCAATCGTGTTTAGCTCGTCTTGCGTGATCACCGTCGTTCCGTCCTGAGCAACCAGGATGAAGGCCCCATCGGTCGCCAGGCCGAAGTTAATCTCCTCACCGTCTTGCGAGATGATGATCTCGCCTTCGCTCGACACCAAGACTTCGTCCACTGTGTCAGGCACGCTGCCAAATGGAACGTAGACGATGGGTTCCGCGTAGTAGGTGACGTTCAGGTGGAACAGCTCTTTCGTGCTGGTCAGCAACTCCCTGAACGTCTTGGCCACAACTAAACTCTTTCCCGAATGCTTACGGTTCCTGCGGACGACTGATGATCGTGATCTTCTGCACCCAGACTACGGCCGTACCTGTGCCGGTCGGCTGACGCAAGCCAAAGTACGGCTGCAGACCACCGGTGTAGGCACTCATGTCAAGGTGCTTGCTGAACTTCGCATGCTGTTGCCATCCGAGCGAATCGGTCATTGTCATCTGGATCGAACCCTTGCCGCCCTTCGATTTGCTCGGTGGCGACACGGTCTGCACTCCCGTCGCGAAGTCGATCCGAACCCGCATCAACTTGCCATTGGCGAAGGTGATGCCGGCCGGTTCGTCGTTGACGTCAGTCGTTCCGTCGTCCGATTCGCCATACCACTTGCCAGCCTTCGTCAGTGCCCACGCTGAAGCGGCCACGGAGTCCGGGTTGGCGTTGTAGGCCGATGCCATCCCGAAGATCACTTCGGTGTTGGCATCCGCCGCGACGTTCTCGAACGAGAATAGGTATTCGACGACAAGCAGCTGATCGATATCGAAGTACAGCTTGCCGTTCCAGTGCAGATAAACCGAGTCATTGACCGCCGGTGCAACAAGCTTGACGCCAAGCCCAGAATTCTCAGCGAACGTTGCGGCACCTGTGGCGACGGCAGTATCCGTCCACATGCCGGTCAACTCAGTGGTTGCGGCAAAGTCATAAACGAATTTGATGGTTTCACGTCCACCAGGCATTGTGTAAATCCTTACTGAAAAGTTGACTACGGTGTAAGTGTTAAGCTAGGTGTGTGAATCCGTGTTACGGAGTGCCGTCGTTCATCACGATTGCACGCCAGTTGGCCAGAGCCACGCCGAATCGAGTTTCCAGGCCGACGTATCGAGTCTTGCGGGAAGCGTCGTACCACTCATTGCGTCGACCACGCTCGCCGAATCCACGCTGGAAGGCGTAGATCAAGCCAGCACCTTGCTCGAGCGGGATGATTGAGTACCATGCCGCTGTCGAGAAGGCATCCAAGTACGGGTCAACAACCACGCCCACAGAGCCGCGGAACGTGTTGATCGTGGCGTCGGTTGCCGGCGTCTTAACTTCGACACCCGTTGCCAAGGTCTGCAACGCTGCATTTTCCAGCGTGGCCGGAACAATCACCTTGTCGAGCGTTGCACCCATCGGAGCGTCGCTGCCGTAGCTCTTGTTCAAGCGATGCAGAATCCGCATCTTGTCAAGCTCGGTCGCACTCGGCACGCCACCAACCGTGACGATGTTGCCGTGAGCCGTGCTGAAGAACGCGTTGCCATCCAGGGTCAATGGGTTGGCAACGAGCAAGCCTATCACGGCATTCTGAATCGTGAACACCGCCGCTCCGCTCATGCTGCTGAGCATTTCGGTGAACCCGTTCAGGTCGTCGTCGACAACCATCTCTTCGGTCAGGCCAACGCAGTTGGCATAGCGATCGGCCTTGATCCACGTTTGCAGCTCGGATTGCATTTTGAGCTGCTTCATCTGCTCGTCTTCAAGGATTGCGTCGAGCCGATTGAAGATCCCATGGTCGATCCAAGCACGCGGCTTGAAGTCGGCCAGGTCACCAATCCGTCGCGAGTACTGACGGAAGCTCGTATCGGCGACGATCGCACCACGAGCCAGTGCCTTGTTGACCAGGCCAGACAGCATGTCGGCATGGTCACCGCGACGGTTCAAGCTGTGCATATCCCCGCCACCATCGGCAGTCAGGATCGTGCCGCCCTGCTCCAGGTAGGCCGTCGCGACCGCACGGTCATCGCCTTCGATCGCTCGTTGGCCGCTGGCCACTCGCTCCATCCGGATCAAGTCGACGAACCGCTTGTTACGCAGCGAGCCGCCGTAGCTTCGAATCGCCGTGCTCTCGTCTTCCGTCAGCGGGCCGGTCCAAACGCTGTACTGTTCGCACAGCAGGGCACTGGTGGCAGCGTAGAACTTATCCTGCTGGGCTTCACCAGCGACAACCACCGGCTGATTCGCCTTCGATAGGTCACGAGTCCAGGCAGTCAGGGCATCGCCGACAGTCAACCCGCCGTCGACCGCAGCCTGAATCGACTCTTCGGAGACTCGCAAAGCCTTTCCGCGAGCCTGCAGGTCGGTGATACGCTCCCGCTCTTCCGCCACCTTGTCACGCAGCGGGATCGAGCTGGTAGCCGTGATCGACCCTTCGGCTAGTGCCGTGGTCGTGGATGGCTTGTTCTGCTTGGTTAGGATCTGTTCCAGCACCTGATCTTCGGTGGCATCGGCACTCATGCCGATCGCCGCCTTGTAGGTGTTGAGCACCGTGGAGCAAGTCGCGTCGTCGACATCGAGCGACGCCACAAGCCCGCGGGCATACAGTGCCGCTTTGAGCTTCGTTGACATAGTCTGATTCTCCGTCACTCTGATGGAAAACTTTGTGCTCTTTGACGCAAGACGTTCCTGCTCTTGAGCTATCACTTCTTCAAACGTCGCGACACCATCGATCATGCCGCGATTGCTGGCCTCTCCGGCAAGGAAGACGTTTCCTTGACCGAATTTCTCTAGTACCGCTTGTGGCGTCGTCTTGCGTTGCTCAGCAACACTGCCAACAAACTGCTGATAGATGGCGTCGACGCGTCCTTGCAGCGACGCCTTCCGTTCTGCGGTCAATGTCTCGTAAGGAATGCCAGCCGCCTTCAGGTCGCCAGCTCGCAGGACGGTGTATTTAATCCCGTCCTTCTCAGCGGCTTCGGTGACGTTGGTCAGCACGTTGTAAACGCCGACCGAACCGACCTGCGTTGATTCACTGGCAAAGACTTCGCTTGCGGCGGAGCCGAGCCAATAAGCCCCGCTGGCCATCATGTTGGATGCCGAGGCGACCACACGTTTTCGCTGGGCCAGCTCGCGAACCGCCGCGGCTGCCTCGGGTGTTCCGCTCGCCGCACCACCGGGTGAATCGATTTGCAGGACGACCGACTTCACCGAGTCGTTAGAAGCGGCGGCACGTAGTTGCTGAGCTAGGACATTAGTGCTCGTGCCGCCGCTCATACGCGTCATCATGTTCATCTTGGGGGCCAACGTCCCCTCGACGTTGATCAGCTGAATACCGCCGTCCAGCATTTTCGGCTCATTCGATTCCGCAACGCGGTCAGCGAACCGATCCGATAGGTCGATCCCGATCGCCCGTGCTTCCAGGAAGGCAACAATCTCTTCCAGCTTCTCGGGTAGGATCAGCCAGCAGTCGTTCAGGATGAACCGCACGACGTGGCGAATTCGATGGTCTTTGACCTGCTCACTCATCGGTGGCTATCGCTCCCTGAGCAACGCTCGTCGCCTGCATCGGTGCGTTGCCTTGGCCCTTGGACCAGTCAAGCACGATCCCCAGACGCTTAGCTTCCTCATTCACGACCTGCATCTTTCGCAGATTGTGACGCCAGTGCTTTCCGCGGCGAGCACACTCGTCCTGGTAGGTCGCCAGGCCCGAACGCAGTCGATCCAGCGACGCTTCACCGTCGTCCTTATCCAGGTCCGCACGGTTACTGGCGATCAAGGCACACTGGTTGTATTTCCACGGACGGCGGGTGTAGTCTTGTGCCCGCACGCTGCGGAGCCGGCCTAAGGCAATCGCTTGGGCCGTGAACTCGCGACGCATGGGGATGACCACGCGGTTGGCAAAGCAGGTCTGGATCGGGGCGACCGTCTCGTCATCTTCATGGTGGGCCGCTTTGATGCTCGCCATGTTGGATTTGCTTGGGTCACCAAGCAACGTCGACACGCTGATCTTGCAGCCCATCGCTGCTAACGTCATTAGCAGGTTCCGGAACGTCTCGGAGTCGCCCGTGCTGTGCTTGCTCTCGATGATCTCGACGCGGTCTTCTGCCTTCAGGGCACCCACGTATGGGTAACCGAGCTGGAAGTTGGGGACACCCGTTTCGTCGTCTTCTGCGTCCAAGCAGACCTTGGCGTTGCGATCGCTGGAGAAGACTGCGACGCCCATCAGGGCCGTCAAGGCCCGAGTTGTGAGTTCATTTGCCACGAATCGGTCAAGGTCGTGGGCCGTCCGTAGCGGGGCCGCAAACCATGTGACGCCAAGCTTTGCACTGGGCCTAGTCGGAGTGTACTGGTGGATGATTCGATCGGCTGGGATCCGTGTTGAAGCGGGCGTCCATCCGGTGGAGCTGTCATACGGGTGAGCGTCGAAAACATAAAACGCCACCTTCCGATTCCGTTCGTCATACTCAATCCCGTTGCTGATCCGGTTGTAAATCTGGCCACGCTTGGTCCGGCTGACAGTGACGTCACGGTCGCGGTCGGTGTCGATCTGTTCCCACTCAAGGAGCTGGTAGCAGAGCGGTACGATACGCGTTGGGTTCGGGTCCATGACCTTGAGCCACAGCACGTTGCCGGCTTCAACCTCATCGCCGAACGCCGTCCGCTGCTGTTCGTACATGCCGAATTCGCCTTCGGCATCAAACTCGTCCGTTGCCCAGCGGCTGAACCAGGTATCCGATTCGATCTCGAACGACACCAGATCTTCGTTGTCTTCTTCCATGCAGCTGGCGTCGGAGTAGGCCGCGACGCCGGTGCCAATGACCAAACGTGTCAAAGCATCCTTGGCCTTCACCAGCACGTTATCGCCGCGGACCTGATCACGGATGCGAGCCGTGAGCATGTTAAGCGAATGCTTGATCGCTTCGTTGCCCGAGTAGTTCTGCGGGATCCAGGCAGAGTTCAGCCGAGTTACACGAGCGGCTGGGTACGGGCTGGTTATGTCACCCGCAGCACCGGTCGTCGATGTCCCAGACGATGCCTGCTCACCAGCCATATCACTGGCCGGGCTCGCGGTCTTAACCGCGTTTTTTTTCAACAGCTTTTCGAGCCAACTCAGCATCCGTTAGCCACCGAACATCGATCGGAACTTGCAATTGGCTTCGTCCCGTTCGGCAAGATCAATCGCAATCTTCTTTGCGGCGAGAAGATCCTTGAGAGATTCGAAGCGTGCGTGATCTTCGTTCTCGCGGAACTCGACAGGTCGAGTCGATGGATCCAAGATCACAGCATCGATCGTCTCTTCAGGCGTCGCCATAGTGCGACGATAACAGACCGATGCAATGTCACAGTGTGACGAAAAATTGGATCCACGGTGATTTTTAGAAATTCCGTGGATCCACGGTTTATGGCCCGCGATGGATAGCTTCGGCAAAGGCCTTGTTCATCTTGGCAGTTAGATCAGCTTCAGGCTTTGGTTTCCCGTTGGCTTCGACGGGCTTTACTGGCTTAACGCGTCTTCTCTTCCAGCGGTCGTATATGCGACGTAGTTCCGTTCCGGGCGGTGGTCGCGATGTGATGTAATCATACTCCCTTCCGCAACCAGTCCTTTGATATAGCAATGCGTTACCAATGCGTCGTTGGTAATCGTCGTCCCAATACTCAACCAACTCCCAAGGTGCATGGCCATGCTTCTTAAACATTTCATCCAACTTACGACCACGCGATTCGCAATAATATTCGTTCACTGCTCGCGAATGCTGTCTTAGTATGTGATCAGAGAATGTAGCAATAAACTCCTCAGCTCGATTAACGAGTGATAGAAGTGCGAATGCCGTCATGTTTTGTGGATCATTGGCGATATCACTCTCAGCTGCAGCTTCGTTTTCAAACGGCTTTCCCCAACTTCCTTTAGCAACCGATCGTATTGTTTGTATGCTTGTGAAGTGTTTCATTTCATCTCTGGCCTTGCTGCAACGTTAATCTGCTGCGGAATCATACCCCAATGCTTTGGCCGCCATGGACGTGCAAGTGCAATCGAAAACTCGCAGCCTTCAGTGGGGCACTTGTAATAGGCAATCGCCTGCTCTGTCCTTGTCTGTAGACAACGAACGTGCTGACGCTTCTCTGGTGGAAGCTCTGCACGTTTGCAATAGGGACAGATCGGTGCCCAGGTGATGCTGCCATATTCGACTTCGACACCTTCAGGCGGCGGACCCTGGTTTGTCTGCGGGGCTTGATCATCCGCGTCAAAACTCTTTGGTTGGCTCTTGCTCACAGCTGGTATTCCCTTACGGCCACTGTCGGCATCGGCTCTCTCTGACGGCGTCTGCCGTTGGTTGCCTTCTGCCATGTGCTCGCGTCCCATGTCGTTTCTAGCTCCGTCAATAAAAACTCAGCCGCTGCAAAGCCATAGACTTCACAGTCACCGTAGTGGTTACCCCACGACTCATGTCGTGGCTTCCAAAGCGTTCGCTTACGTCCTGTTTGCTTGTCGGTGATCTCAGTCGGCCGCTCGTTGCCGATCTGCCTGAGATAATCCGCCGACGTCTGAACCACGTTGTGATAGAAGTTCCAGCTTCCCGGCTGTCCTGCCGGCAGCGTGAACTTCTCAAAGATGGCTTCTTTGAAGTGGGGCGTGAAGACATTCAATACGCGACGTGGTGAACCGTATGCAGGCCCGCCGCGTTGCGGCCGCTCCACGATCGTTTCCTTGAATCGCTCTTGCGGCTTGATCTTGTGCTCACCACGGCTGGCTTTGACGCGACGCTCGTCTTGCTGCATCACGAACGCATGGACTTCACGTGTGCGATAGCCCGTGTCGATCAGCGTCAACAGGGGCTTCAGACGATCCTTGCCTAAGGGGTTTCGCTCGCCATCTGCAATGAGAAAGTAACGGTTCAGAACTGCATCGGAAACTTGCTTCAGGTCAGACCGGAAGTATTCGTTAAGTTCGTCTTCCGAGAGTTCTTTCGGGTCGATCGCGTCGGTTTCGTATCGTTGAAGGTAACCAACTTCAACGAGCCAGCTGGTGCACTGGTCGCCCCATCCGCGGACGATGTAGTAGCATCCATCAAGTTGTACGTCGACTCCAGCGGTAAGAAACCAACATTGGCCTGGAACAGGACCACGTCGGTAGGTGCCGGCAAGTCGATTACCCAGGATGTTCCACTCAGGTAGCCTTTTTCTCGTTTCATATCTCAGCCCTAACCAGTTTTGAAAGAAGTCGCGAAGCTTGCCGTCGCGACGTGCTTCAAGGAACGCCACTGCGATCTTAGCAAACGATATTGTTGGTGAATGGATCGACCAGATGTGATAGCTCAGGTGCCGTCGACCACGCGACGGATAGCCCGTCACGTTGCCTTCCTTGTCGATCGACTGACCTTCGGCAACCCACATACCAGAACCAACTAGCTCGTCCTTGCGGTCCTGATCGATCCTGCAGCCGTTGATGCAGATGTAATGGGCTGTCTTCTCTACGGTCTCCGTCGTGACGTAGTTATCATCGCTGTCCTTCAGGCCGCCGATCCCAGCACAGTCGGCATGCCTTCCGTCCTTGAACTGAAAGAAGCGAAGTTCCTGACGCTCACCACACTCCGGGCATTTGCAAATCCACTTCGCCCGGTGGCCCGCGTCGTAGCCTTCCGCAATCGGTGACTGCTCACCGTCTGGGGACGACTCGTCGTAGATCAGTGAGTTATAAAACCGCTTGACGCGTTCGGCCGATGCCTTGAGCGGGTCGCCGCCGCGAGTACCTGAGTCTTTCTTATAGACGTCGATCTCTGAGCGGAAGACTCGCTTGCAGGCACGGCCGCGGAGCCGTTGCGGCGAACCGGACCAGGCCAGATAGCAACGGGCGGTTGCCAGGTCGATGTGCCGGCTGTTCCGCATCCGCTCAGGCGGCACGTTGCCCCGGATCGCCGGCGACTCTTCCCCGTTGGCGTAGGTCCGATCACGAACTTCCGTCGTGTAGGTCTCGTCAGGACCGACGATCATCGACGGAGCCGGGTCGATCTGCGATAGGGCTAGAACGCCGGCAATCAGCGTCAGCGTTCCACCTACCTGTGTGCTTTTCATGATGGTGATTCGTCTCACCTCAGGATCGTTGAAGGCGTCTAGGATCTGTCTCCAAAACGGGTTGGCTGAAAGATCGTAGCGACCGGCCCCGGCTTCCCACTGCGGGTTAAGTCGGACATTCTTTTCACACCAATTCGAGACAGCCGTCTCAGCCCTCGGAACGCATGCTTGACCGCAAGCGTGCCTGATCTCTTTGAGTGCGAAACTAACCATTCTCAGCGTCAGGATCGTTCGTCAGTAAATCGGAAATTGTGAGCAGCGTATTTTTGACCACCCGCTGCGATACGTTAAAAACGACTCGTTTTGCACGCTCGTCGAGATCGTGCGGAAGCTCAGCGAGTGCCACATGCGGCAACTCGTTCAGCGTCGACTGGGCATACGCCCAACAACGCTGGCAGTAAGCTTTGACTTCTTCGGCCGAGATCAACTGACCCTGCAGGCGGTTCAGCTCCAGTTCGGCCTTGTCGCCCCGGATACGTGCCAGGCGGTCGCGTGGGTTAATCGACGCTCCCGTGGCTTCCGGCTGCGGTTCATCGTCCACCAGGCCGGGCGGGATGACCGCTCTCTTCCCGTTCGCCCGTAGCCACCGTGCAATGGCTCGTGCGGGAAAGTAGCCGCCGCGTGACGTCGCTCGCTCGCCCACACGGCCGGGAAACGACGGGTCCTCAAGCCATGCTGCCACACTGCGAGTTGATACGCCGAACACTTCGGCAATCTCGCTTCTTGATTTGAAAATCGGGCTTGTATCGTCGTCTAACTCCTCTTCGTCTTCGACCCGTGTGGCAATCCCCTGATCGATCAGCCACTTTTCAACAGCGAACGGGTCGTAGTGGTAGGAATTCTTGATGCGGACCGCGGGCATGCCTTGGTCACGCCACTGCTTCACGAGTGCCGGCTTGACTCCAAGTGCTTCACATACTTGGGCTGTTGTAAAATCATCATCCGGCAAATCGGAGACCTTTGAGCGGTACTAACTTCACGCCGTCCTGTGGTGGCCTTCTCTTCTCCTGTGCCGCTTTGGCCGCATCGTCCCGCTTGAAAATCCATTCAACGATCAGACGAATCTCCTGAGCGGCCTTGAGTGCGACGGCCCCGTCTTCATCGTCCAGACGAGATAGCAGGCTCATGCGAACCTGATTCAGGTCGTCGTCGACGAAATTCCAAGGGTTCTTAGAAAGCCCTGATGAACCGACCATCGTCAAACCTTGTAAACTCCATTGAGTCTCGACTCAGACTGCCCGCACACTAAAAAACACATTCCGTCCTCAAGCTCCAATCCATCGACATACGCCTTTGTCACGGCGTCGTCGCCCGGTATCGGTGGAGCTAAGCTTGTGATTGCGTGAACGCTCTCGAACGTCGAGCCCATCGACGGGTGCTTGACGACAGAGCTTCCATTGCGATTTCTCAGGAAGGCAACTGCCGGTATTGCCGCTGCCGCTTTCAATAGTGCTCGTCGACTGAACATCAAATCGACTCCATGGTTAAAACCGGCCCTAAGGGAACAAGGGCCGGCCCTACTGACAACCACGAGTTGCCAGCTACGGTTGGGGTTCTGGTTCAGGATGCGGATGCGGAAGGTTCGGGTCGTCTTCCTGAGCACGTATTAACGCTTGAGCCATCGAAGCCAACGCAGCGTCACCTTCGTCGAGCTTCGCTGTCAGTGCAGCGTTCGCCGCTTCGTTCACGCCACCGGTTTCCAGCTGGTGCTGCAAAGTGTCGCGGACTTCTTCAAGAGTTGCGTCGAGTGCATTAATACCATCAACTGCAGCTCGAATCGCAGTGTTTTGGGTGTCCAATCTGTCGAGCAGTGGTTGGAGATTATCAGCCATAATTCGTCCCATCCTTTTCGAAAAACGCCGCAACTCGCGGACAATCGGGTCAAAAAGCCAATCGGTAAATGTCATGGTGTCCCATCCCAGCCTGCTTGTATTTCAACGCGTGCTGTTGCACCACTTGCATTGGTGATAAACACCTTCGTCACATCACCAGCGATCGGGGTCGTGCCCATGCCAGTCTGCCAATACTGCGGTTTGTTAGCAGCGAGCGTGAATGTTTCTTGTGGACTTCCAGAACTGTTCGTCTTCACCGTGACGTCTTGATCTGAGTAGATAAAAAAAGACTTGAGCCCTGTCGACTCAGCAATGAACGAACATTCCTTGTTCGTCTGCCCGTCAGTGATTGACACATCCAGACACGATGCAGCTTCAACGCTCTGGCTGATACTCTTGCTGATACGGTTATTGCCCGCGGTGAATTGGACGGTGATCTGGTGTGTGATTGCCATGACTAAATAAACTGGTGCTCTGGTTTTTGTTCGTCGGTTGGAAATCCGTTCAGCCCTGAGAACGCATAGCACTCGCAATCTTCGTTCTCAAGCTCTGGACGCAAAACGTCAGCTGTCACCCAGCCACCGCCGTTTGGACCGTCAAGCTGTGGTCCGTGGGCCATCTCACCCCATTGCTGACGACGATAGAAGCAAAGCTCAGGCTGCGTATCGACGGCGAGAATTGACATCTGGTGTGGCCACGTATCACGACCAACAAACCAACTCTTTCCGCGGTCATCCTTGAGCCGCATGCTGTAGCCGCGATTCGATGCGATCGTGCAGTAATAGTGATTGTTTACTGCATCGGCCAGTTGCTCGATGGTTCGAATGCGTGCCGCTGTGCGGATCGTATGGTCGGATGCACCTTTGATGAATTGCTGGAAGCCAGACTTGTTGTTGCCCCACTGATCCGCCAATCGCCCTGAGTATGCTGGAACATTCGGCTCATCAGCAGCGAGAACGCCGTATTTCACGATCACATTCGCCATCCATGAACCAAGTGATCCAGCACCACGCAGCCTTCCGTTTCCACCTTCAGGCATCAGTCGTGAAGTCCCGTACATGTACGGTGGGAATGGAATGCGAAGTCGTTCGGATTCACCAAGTCGAACTATCTCGTCAATCATTACCGAGACAACAGCAATTGCGGCGCCAAAACTTACGCAGCAGCCTGTCTCTTGTCTGACGAGGATCGTCTTGTTGATGTCGAAGTTTAGAGCCGGCCATTGATCCCACGCACACGTTCTCTGCAGTGCCTTCGGTGGGCCGAACATGTGAAAGACAGGGAACTGATCACCGATCTGTTGCCAAGCACGTTGTGCCTCGAAAGCTCCTGCCCAGCCAAATTGTGGAGTCGCGACGCTGCTCATCACCAAACCCCTGCCATGAGCCCACGACTCACGTCCTCAAAAGCTTCGGCATACTCGGTCACCGTTGGTAAGCTGCCAGCTCTGTTCAACCGATCAAAAGCAAAACCAACATCGTTCGACCAGGCCTTCCACGAAGCCCATGCAAGGCTTCCATCAACGAGCGTGATTTTGTTCGCAGCCTGCAACGATGCCATCGCCGTCGTTCGATCGCGAAGTGCACCCGCCCTGATCGCCGCAGCTGCAGCTGAGAAGTTCGCTGCTATCGCTCCGATGTGCTGGCGACCGTCGTTACCGATCTTCGATCGTGACACTGACGAGATTGCAACCAGACCGTACTTGTCGTTTGGTGTTGGTGGGGTCGGACCAGGCGGCAATGGCCCGGGGGGTGTTGGACCACTGCCGCCGATCTCAACCACCGCCTGGTTCTGGCCGTCAGGTGTCATCGCCAAGATGACATACCGCCCTGGCGGACCAACGAAACAGAATCCGGATTTCGTGTACTCAAGATCAACCGGTGAGAAGTCTTGTTTCAGTACCCAACAGCGTTCGCCTTGATCGACTTGAACTCGAACGAGCGTGTAGGGCGGAACAGGATTCTTCGGCGATACTTCGAGTCCAAACGCTGACCAAGGCAGCACAGCGAAAAGAACTAGGGCACGGAGTGATTTTGTTGTTGTGCCTACGATTCCCAAGAGGATCCTCCGTTGGAAATTAATCAACTCCGTGCCCCGGCAGCCATGCTTCAGGGCGTCTTACGCGAATTTAGCCACGCCAGAAACGCTTGGATCGCAATCTGAATCAACCATGGCGGAATCGCACCGGGTGCCGCTGCAGTCGCCACAGGCGGCGACGATTGAAGCTGTTGATTCAGTGTTTCGAACTCTTGAATGACCTGTGCTTCCGTGTTTACTGGGGTTCCCGTGACAGCCCCAAATGGGCCCGGACCCTTCAACAAAAAAAACCGCTCGATCACGTAGACGCAATCGATTATGCACTGCGGATCGTTCTGCAGCTCGCTCCCGAGTTGACCTTGCGAGACAAGCTGCACAAGGTGCTGAGCCGCTTCAACAGCCGTCAATCCAGTGATCGTGATGTTGAAATGCGACATACGGTTTTGTTGCCCTTATTGGAGAAAACACTGGCCACCGACACACACCATCGCACGCGGCTGAACCATCACCGATCGCGTTCGCTCGTAGACCGTGCTCAGCGGGATCACATCGGCCGGTAACATCTCACGGGTGACCTGTGGAGCCAGCGTGTGCTGCTGCGAGGCGGCAGCCGCATGAGAAGAACAATCACACGACGGACCACACGCACACGATGGCCCACAGGTGCAGCCCGGCCTTGCTGCCACCACACGGGACGAAAGGTCAAAATCCCCCGTGTGAGCGACACGAGCACGCACAACGGTTCGTTGTCGAACGCGGTAGCCGAACGGACGGAAAAGCCGGGGCCGATGACGGAGCACATTCCCGACTCGAGAACCCACGCGGCAGCCGCCGAGTCCGCACTGGGCGTTAGCAGCACTCGGAACCGCAGCCAGCAACAGTGCCACAATCAGCAGGGCTTTGAGAGCTTTGATCATCATCCACCTCGAAAGAGAGTTTAATTTTCAACGCTGAAGCCAGACGCTGCAGGTTTCGAGCACCAAAGTCGCTATCGCCAGATAGCCACTTCAGCAATGCCCGTCGGCTGATCCCTGCCTTCCGTGCCGTCTGATGGTTGTTTCCGACCTGCCGAACCAACTCACGAAACTGATCCTGCAGCTCCATCCCTGACACTGTGTCAAGTAATTGGCAATTTGAAAAGAGTGTCAAATTTTGAAGATTTACCCTGCGGAAATAGGACCCAACTCTCGGCCTTTCCACTGAACGTCGATTTCGACCTGTTCGTGAAATGGGATCTGCTCTGGAACCTCTGATGCCTTTAGGCGACACCAGACTTCTCCACGAAGAACACAATCAACCGTAAACTCACGCGGATCTTTTAGTTCATCCCCTTCATCAGGGCACCATCCACACTCACACCATGGACCGAGAGCCTGTAAATACCATCCCAGTCGATATCCTTCGGGGCTTCCTTCGTGACGCTCATTGCAGCACACACCAAAGAACGCCCTCGGAGAACCTACGACAATCAACGTCGGAACTTCGTAACCTAAACACACTGCCTTTTGTACAGACTCAAGGTCGTGTTGTTTGTATTTAACATCACTCGGCAGCCATGGTTTAATCTCGACATAACATCCCTTAAAGTGCTCCTGCCCACCAGATACGTAGAAGTCTGGTAGGTACACTTCTGTCGAATGATCGTAGATACAAGTCTCTACCTCAATCGCTTCAGGTTCCGACTCCACCATCAACCCCATAAGCCTTAGAGTGTGATACCACTTCGCTTCTAACTTCGATCGAAATGGAATTCCATCAAACACCCACGGAATAGCCTTAACCATTTTCGTATTCCCAATCGACTGGCCCTTGCTCTACGATTCTTTGAAAGGGTTTATCGAACTGCAGCGTCAGCATTGCCTCTGGACCACGACGATTCTTTTTCACGAATAGCTTAATTGGGGCGGATGGTTTTACTCCATCTCCATCATCCATCCGAAGGAAGAATACAAAATCAGCGGACGCCGCGATCTCTCCTGAAGACTTCAGGTCGTCAAGCGACGGCGTTGGCTTCTTTAAACCCTCTTTGTTCAATTGACATGGTGACACAACGATTACGTTTAACTCGCGAGCCATAATCTTCAGATGACGAGCCACTGATGTTATCCTGTCGTACTCGCTTGCCTTCTTATCCTGAACACTAACTAAGCCAAGATAATCCACCACGATCATCCGTAGATCCATTTGCTGTCGATATGCTTCCGCTCGCTCAATGATACTGTCGACAGTGATATTCGATCGATCCCAGATTCCCATCGGTAACTGAGAGAACTGGCTACTTACCTCAACTATTCTCTTTCTGTCATCAGACGTATATCGAGAGTTGTAAAGTGCCGTTAGGTTTACATCCGCAAAGTTGGCGGTCATCCGACGTTGAATATCTCGCTCACCCATTTCAAGGGTCACATAAAGCACGCCGCGGTTACGCTTGGCTGCATACGTTGCAAGGTTTAACGCGAAGACAGACTTGCCGCCACCGTTTGGGCCAGCGACAACAACAAGCTCACCGGGCGAGAAGCCACCAATGAATGAATCAAGTCCAGGCCATCCAGTTGCAACAAGCTGCGGACTAACCTTATTCGCTTCAAGCTCGTCCAGTAGCGTGACATAGCTGTCACCAACTAAAGGCGTTGCGTCTCCAGCGACGACACGCGTTGAAATTCGATCGAACCCTTCCTTCAGTGTTTCATACGAGTCGTCGATAGACTCACAATCTTGAAGACGCTCACCGAGAGTATTTATCTCACGCTGCCTTGAAAGAGAAAGAACGACCTTTAATGCGTGGCGGAATATATACTCATTTGAACCCAATGGAAACTCTTTAATAATTCGCCCCACTAAACGGCCTACGTCTTCAAACTTATTTGATTCAATCAGTTTCTTGCAAGCCAAGAACGCTCTAGTGGGTCCATCCTGGATAGAATCACCGACATCGATCATTTCCTTCCATAGTGCGGCATGAAGATGATCAACAAAATCACTTGGCTTCAATCTCGTCACGGCAGCACGGAACAACTCATGTCGCTCACAAGCACCTGCAATGACATTTGATTCTTGGTAGCGATCTTCAGTTCGAAACATGACCATTGCGTTTCTGATCTTCCTGAATGCGTCGCTCTTGAGCTGCCACAAGCTGACGCATGTCTTGAGGCTCTTGTTGCGGTTGACTGACAGGCTTTGCAGAGCCAGTCCCATTCGACCAATCACGATCGCTCTCTAAGAACCGCTGACCATTCAGCCACGTTGCAGCGTACGGAACGAAAGATATTTCCTTGCGGCCCTCGTCAGAGGCGGCGTAAGCCGACGAACGTTCGACGATGAAGCCAACGGGATCCTGCTTGCCAAGTTTTCGGCAAACCTCAACCGCCGACCGAAACGCCTTGACAGCTCGCACCCGATTGAGCTTGCGGGGGTATGAAACCCAAAATTCCGCGAAGCCTTCAGGCTCTCCTTTTTCCTTCTTAGAATCCTTGTCCTTGTCCTTGTCCTTTTCTTGGACCTTCAGGGAATCCTTCGGATGCCCTTCGGTATGATTAAGTGAGGGCTTACTTCTTTTGTTACCACCAAAGGACTTAGGTGCGATGCCTGACTCCACTAAAAACCCGTGCACACCATGGGCATGTGCTAATTCCAATATTCTTTTATGGTACTTAGATTTGCCCCCCACTATGGAGTACTGGAATGTGCAGAAGCGGACAACGAAAAGCTTCCCAGTTCGGAGTTCCCGGAGACGGTTCGGGCCACATTTGGCGATGAAGGCATCCCAGTCAACATCCATGCCGATTTGAAAGGTCGCCAGGTCACGGTCGAGGTCCAGAACACCACATATGTCGCAAGAGTCGACGACGTACATCCACGCCAATTTGAAGACGGGATCCAACCCACGAAACCACTTATCTGTCCACTTACCTGACTCCGTAAAACGCTTGGACATCCTGCCCGTCTCCTTTCCATGGGCAATAAAATCCCGCAGCACACGGTGAATACTGTTCGGAGCCAGGGGGCTTAGAACTCGTATGCTGCGGGATTGATTCTTCTCAATGAACAGTATTCACCAGTCAAGATAAAGTGATTCCGTCAAGCTTGTATATCACCAATCTGGGAGTGTGTCATAAATTGACGGTTCACATTTTCGTGATCTCAAACCCTCCCCCGTCACGCTTTTTTCGAGCTGTGACGAGCACGAAATTCCACCACCAGTGTTGGTCAGCCGCTACCTTCAACTTGACGGCGGCATCATCTTCCATGAACCCTTTACACTCGTGGAACTCGATGGTCCCATCGGCCAGCATGACAGCGAAGTCAACCGTCAGAAAACAGTTGTTTGCCAGCCTTAATTTGATCTTTTCGTACTGCCAGTCCAGTACTTCGCCTAGAGTAATTCTAGCATCGAGAAACTGAGCATAACTCTGCTCAAGTTTGTTCATTTGCCCAGGCTCTTTACGCTTCCTAGCTGCCTTGGCTCGAATCCTTACCATCCTTCAACCCCCTTACCAAAATTCCTATAGGATGGCCTTTCCGTGTGACCATCCCTCTAAACTCCACAGCACGCGTTTCGTACTCAACTCCGTCGATAATTACTTTTGGGCCAATTACCCTTAAAATCTCGCTGTTTTTGCACTCAACAGGGCTTGCGACAGTAAAGACCTTACCACGTCCATTGATATAGAATTCTCCTATAGATTCCAGGCAGTAAGGGGCGTCGTCGTTCATGATGCTCCTGCCTCTCGATCGTTCCCTAAGCTCCCCTCAAGTTCAACCTCGACAAAAGCAACGCCGTCATCAAACATTATCCACGGTGGCGTTCTCACCTTGTCTTCCGGCGTCATTGCGGGGGCTCCTGTTCGGGACTTTGACGGTAATCGTCTACATCGTTTCTTTCAAAGGCTTCAATGACACCGTCAAGATAAAATAAGCGTGGCGTGAAGCTGTTGCCTGTCTGCGTCAATAAGTTTCGTTCTTCGTCTCGCCATTTACAGAATTTATTTAGCTCCTCCTGGGCGAAGGCGAGAAGCCGGTTGCGTTCTTGCATTACCGCCAAGTCAATGTCGCTTCCGGGTGGCTTATGTTCCACGCTTCCCCTCCAGTGCCTTTGCGGCCCTGTGTTGTGCTTCCACGGTCAGCGAGTGGAAATCAATACCAGCAGCCTCAAACACGTCCTTGCACTGCGACATCGACGTTGGGCTGAACGCAGGAATACAAGAACCGCTGCCACACAATGCACAGCTCAGCTCAACAATTCCCGGCTTGATCGTCACGACTCCGACACATTTGTGGCCCATTTCTGCTTTCTTGTCGCAGTAGGAGTGACGCAACGTTTGAGCCATTTCATGTTGTATGTCAGCCACGCTTCCCCTCCTCAGGCGAACGGTCGAACTGCTGACGTGCTACAGCGGCCTCTTCCTCCGTCTCGTACACGCCCAAATAAATCTGCTTGCCGCCTGATTTGGCGTAGGCCATCCATCGCGTTCCAGCTTTAGCTACACCTGAAAACCTTGACGACTTAGGCTTCTTGATTCTTGGGATAAATGGCAGCGGATCGCTTCCTGGAAAATTCAAACAGGCGTATTCACCGAAATAGTGTATGGCGGCTGCGTCGTACACATGTGCTGCCTCTTCGATCGTGGCGTGGACTCCTAAATGAATCTCCTTGCCATTGAGATTGATTCGGGCTGCCCATCGAGTCCCGGAAGGGTACACGCCTTTAAGTCGGCCATCCCTTTTCACGTTCCAGTTGTTCTGCTGCTTGGTGGCGACTCGCAAATTGCTTCGCCTGTTGTTGAGACCGTCCCCGTCAATGTGATCAACCTGCAGGCCTTCTGGAGGCATCACTATTAATCGGTGTAGGTATTCAGTTCCGCGGGATCCGTTCAGCCTTCTTCTGGTGACATAGCTTGTTCGCCCTTTTGCTCGTTTAATCCTGTACCACGATCCGCTGTCAAATAGTCCCGCGTCGCAGGCGTCGACGTAAGTCAAGTGACCGCTGGGAAGCGTAACGACGCAAACACCATCTTGGAAGTCAAGCGTGCATGGCATTAAGATTGCCCCTCTTCGCTTATGTGTCGGTCGACGGCGGCTGCAAGCGGACGCGTCTTGCATGTCGTGAACTCCCACACCAACCGATTAAAGTCGTCATCCTCTGGGTCGTCGCTACACGGATACGATTCCGCATTCGCCTCCACCCAGTCCCAGCGGGCGGCTTTCTTGACAAGCTCAAGGTGTTGCTGGATCAAGTCATCGTCAATCATTGCCAACCTCCCGGTCGATTAGCGACGTGAACGCTTGTGGGCTCAGTGAGCCATATGACCCAAACATTGCTAGGAACAAATCAGAGTTCGGTACGCATAGTTCTAAAACCTTCCGCCACCTTTCCGCGTCGCGGCGAAGGGCTTCGTAGTGCTCCGCAAGGACTTCAACCGTGTAAGGTGTGCTCTCAGGGTCGTCAGTCAT